GAAGGCACTGATCTGACGCTTCTGGAAACCATTAGCGTAGGTCGTATCTGGATTCCCGCCACTATCAAAGATAGTCTGCAGGTTATCATTATACATTGACTCCGTAAGAGCTTCGTCAGTAGTAGACGCAGAACCAGTCTCTACGTTAGTGGCAATGAATGAAAGAACACCACGAGCTGCACGAGCAGTCCCGGCTGAAGCACCAGATGCTGAAGCACCACTAACGATATCAACTTCCATATCGGTAGCAATTACCTTCAAGGCTTTCGCCATCTGATACTCGTACTCGCCACCCTTTACTCCAGCCTTATCGACTGCATCCAAGGTGTCGGATACTTCAAACGACTGACGATTGATCTGACAGTAGTTTCCTACTCTCGTACGTGCAGCCAATGTGCCAGCAGTAAAGGCTGCGCCTTCAGCTACTCGCCCGTTGGAACCTGCAGCAAGAGCGTCAGTCATCCACTCGTGCAAGGTACCATTGGCTTTCCCCTTACCAAATCCCGATAACATCGGAGTTTCAGTAGGGGAGATATTAACAATTATATCCAGAAGGTCTTCTCTATTACCATTCTGGTTATAAGTCTCAAATGTTGGCATTTGAAAACTCCCATAATTAACTAACTAGGGTCGCCAAGTATGTCCTCTATTCTTAAGCAAATCTGCGAAAGACTGCAACCCACCGCCACGAATATTAGCAACCGAATCCCGATAATTCGGCTGATTAGGTTGACGTGGATGTGAAGAGGGGGCTACGTTACTAGCCATAGGGATTGCCTCACTACGAGGCACTGGCGCATTCCCAGTAATCTGTTGATATTTAGCAGCATCAACCATAAGCTGACTCAACTCAGCAGCCAGTACCATGTCCTGCGGGTGGTTCTTGAAGCCGGGGCCAATGATGGATTCCAACATTGGGTATGCTTGCTCCTTCAGCGTCTTGTAATATTCGCTCTTAGGATCGTTTACGAAACCGTAATTGTCCTGAACGTACTGATCGGATTGGGAACGCATTAACTGCTGTTGCTTGACAATGCCTTGTGCATTCTCATGCGAACGAGCTATATTGTTCTTCTTCTCAATCAACGCTGCACGATTCTGCACGTGCCTTGCGACTTCTGCTGGCGTATAGACATCTCCTTCATCTGTTAGGCGTTCATCCATAGCAGATATTTCTACGTCTATTGCGTCAGCATCACCTTGAACTGGTACATAGGATTGCTGTAATGATTGGAACTTCTGTGCCATCTGAGTCAGCGAATCAATCTGCGCATTACGTGCTGCAATGATTGCATCCTTCTCAGCTAACTGTCCATCCTTTACATCAAGCCTTCCTTGCTCCTGTTGCTTCATCTTGCTAATGCGCTTGCTCATACCATCAGTAATGTCTTGCTGAGGATGTTGGTTCTCTGGCTGGTATTGCGGATCAGGTTGGCCTTGATCACTCTGTGGGCCAACACCTCTCTCTGCTGCAATACGATCAAACTCCTCGAGGGGTTCCATCTCAGACCAGTCTAAATTACCGGGGGTCACGTCTTCTTTAATGGGAAGGGAAGACCCCAACTCCGATGCTTGATTCACTAATGCGTCATAATTTACTTCTCCCTGAGGAGCCGAATCCTCAGTCACAGGAATAGATTCCTGAGTCACAACAATTTTGCTGTCTGGCATTTGTTTCTCCTAAAAGTTCTGTCCCTAGTCGGGGGGACGAATCCGTAATCGCCTACTGGCAATTATTTTTATAAGTCCATTTAAAGTCGCAATACTCTTAAGCCCTTTTATCTGGCCTTGTACTGCAATGAACTCTTGAAACGTTGTACACTCATCGTACCATTCGTATCGTTTGAGGAGCGTATCTTCTATCTCCTCTAACACCTCTCGCCAATGCGGAGTGTCTAATACATTGGCAAGCTTTTTAATGTGCAAGTCCTTGTCTTCGGGAGACTTGGAAACTCGCATGTACTTCTTAAATTCGCTCACTTACTTCCTTTAGTTGTTCCGTACTGTTTAGATTTAGGATCAGCCTTTTTAGCCTTTGTGGCAACGTTCTTATGCTTTTTAGTTCTCTTAGCGTTGCTCTTTGCAATCTTTCTTACACGAGACTGTTCGATAACTTTTTTTCTTATGTTATATTCCTTCTCTTCTTTAATAGCTAAACGTTTTTCCTGCATCCCACGTGCAGCAGTAAGAGCCATATCTAAAGCTATCCCCGGTGGGCCACCAAGCAAAGCTGCAAGATTCGTTGGTGCTATTCCACCAGCCTCCTTCTGGATATAACTTGCCAAGCTTCTATCTTTTGCTTTTAATTTCTTCGTCATCTAAGTGGTATTCCTCCTTGTGGTGGGCCTGCTGCTGGAGGAGTTCCTCCACCTCCTAATAGTCCTTGTATAACTGGGCCTAACTGCCCAAGTATACTTGCAAGATCAATTCCTCCTCCACCTGCTGGTGGTGGGCCTGCTCCCGGTGGCAGCGGTGGGCCTTGTGGCCCTGCTCCCGGTGGTGCCCCCGGTATACCTTCTGGCATTGGTGGCGGTACTATGCCTGCCTGCTCTGCCATTTTAGTTACTTCTTGATAAAGCTGTTGTAGTATTTCTGGGTTAGCTTGCGCTTCACGTAGGACAGCTTCCATTACTGGTACTGCTACTTCGTCAGCCATCCTTGACCCAGACCTACGCATGAAGTCTTTGATCAGTGGGGCTACGTTAACAAAAGATGGGCCAGCACGTAATGCCAACTCCAACTGTTGCTGAATTTCATTCAACATCGTTAGCCTGTTCGTGCTAACAGAATTTGCAGCTAGGTCAATATCGTACTGGCCCTGAATTTCTTTAGCAGTTACCTTCTTCATAGACGACTCTGCGCCTTCTACTACTCTGAAGTACATATCATCGTCACCAAACTGTTGTAACAACTGAAAGGTTTGTAGCACTGCTTCATTTAATCCTAACGCAACGTTACGTAACATAACTTCCATGCGTTGGTTTCCTTCGTTGACAATTGCGTTAACGCCAGTAGCTGTCTTATTCTGTCCTGCTGTTACGTCATTACCGATAGCGAAGTCTGATACTCCAATGCGATCTTGTATAAGTCTTCGAACGAGTTCCTCTTCACGGAACGAGGAGAATTTAACATCACCTGTTTGCAAGATGCCAATCTGGTTAGCACCTGCGGGGAATCCAACACCGGGGCCGGGACGATGTATTTCTGGGTCGATGTCACTGTTGGGATCGTACCAGAACATTGCTGCATTCGTAATTGTTCCGTTGTCGATTCGCATGTTGTGGATGTCATTGAGCTCCTGTTGCAAATGTTTAATAATCTCACAGACCCCTTGGCTCTCAAATCTACCGGGGATTGGGAACATCTTAATTTCTGCGAAGGGCTTCTTACCATGTAACAAATCTGTTTCACGTGCAGCTAACAATACTCTGTGCTTAGCAGAGAACGTGGCAACAATGTCTTCCATCCTGCCATCACCATCTATGTCATACTTACCGTGGAACTCAACCAGCTCAATCTCTTGGAGATTATCATTAGACGCAATGGTCTCTGCACCATAACCTTCTTCAAGAGTCTGGACATCTTTTAGTAAAGATTCTCCATGAGCTGACATACCATCAGTGTCACTGTCACTAATAGATGTGTTGATCTGATCTACATTATCGTAAACCCCTTCGTCCCACATCTTTAATAGATTGTCGTAATCATCTCTGAAACGATGACCACAGAAGGGAGACTTCTCAATAGAGATAGCACGAGGGTGGTATATGAAATCCTCAACAGGAATGAATACCCAGTCAGGATTATTGTAAACAACTTCCTCTCTCTCAATCTTAACGAAAGGTTTTTTAGGCCAGTCATTATTCTGTAAGATGAAAGTCATTTGATCTAGATACTCTAATGTATCTACACCGGCTACTCCATCCTCAACCTTCTTCTGGAACAGAGCTACTTCAGTCTTCACCTGCTCCATGTTTAACTTACGTGTATACTTTCTAACATCTTTACGCCAAAGGATTTTAATCATCCCTCTGCCATAAATGAATGACTCTCTAATCCATGCCTCTACGATTGGATATATGTTGACACGCTTAGTTAATACGAAGTCCAACATAGCTTCTACATCATGAGCCTTCTCGTGGTCAGACTCAGGCGGTTTAGTACGGGGGGCATCGTTCCCCCCGTTGGACTCTGGAACTACCGGATGGTATTCACTCGTCCCTCTAGCCGTAACAAACGGCTGAATTCCGAAGATAGGATTTATCATCCTAGCCGTGAGTGTGTCCACTATGATTGCACTAATCGGAATGTGCAAGTTGGAACAGTTGTCCCACGGAAAGTTCTTTGGCTCTACTACACCTTTATACTGATGATACCACTGCTCTAAATTAGACTGCCACTCCTGTCTAGCGTCAACAGAATTCTGGACAGACTCCATCAAGAATTCAAGTAGGTGGCCCTGATCTATACGCTTATCAATAGCAGGCTCAACTTCATTCTTCTTATTCTTCTTGAGGATCGTACCATCTGCTAACTTGGTGGGTACATGAGCCTGTTCTACTACGGCCTTGTCTACCTGCTCAGGTACTCCTGCAGATTTCTGGTTCTCACTAAACTCTTCTGGCATCTTGTCCTCAAAAAAAAACGGCCACTAGCAGGGATACAGCTTTTTAGGGCTGATCGCTAGTGACCGTCTATTCAATAGATAGGTCTATAAACTTCTTGTGACTTCTTTAATCTCGACTTTCATTATTACACCCTCTGAGAAGTGCACTGTAATGCTTCCAGTCAGACGGTCTTTAATTAATGCTTTAATTTTGTCGTACAGTTGCTCAAGTTCAATACGCATAGTTATGGCGTTACTATATAAGATGCAGGGGATTCAAAAAGGATTCATAATTTACGAATCTTTTGGTGGGGCTGATGTTATACCCACCGGAATCAGTATGCTAATAGTTTTAATGTTAATAATAGGTATATCCCCACGTCCTGTTCCCATATTATTGGAAGGATCGTAGTTACTGTAAGTTCTTACTAGGTTCTTATTATGGGATGTATAGAATCCTACAGTCTTGGCAGTAACTACACGGCTACCTATAGGAGTGTCTATATCCTTCCACTCATCCGAACTATCACCTTCAGCATCAACCCAATCAATTAGGACAATGTCAAGCTTCGTTAACTCTTTGAGGATAGTCCTGATTTGTTTCTTGTTCATGACATTGAGAACGGGAAGTTAGACCCATGCGGGTGCTTACGTCCACCTATGTAGAAATCCCATACCGTGTAGAAATACTTGTCACCTTTTCTGTGGACAACTCGTTTGCATCTTATGTTTATTGTTTTCATAGACTTGTTTGCATTTCGCAATGAATTCCTCTGTCGTTAAATCCCACTTAGCTGCATTGGCCCACTTAGTTACCCACTGGACATTGTTAATATCTTTTTTAAGATCAGGGTATTTAGATGAAGGCAGTATATGGTCTAATGACATGTTAACTGTAGGTATTAGCTTGTCACCTGTCAGTGGACACGTGTAGTTCTGTCGTTCCGCAAGAGCCTGCAGTGCTCTAGCGTGTTTGTAACATCCAAGGCGATTAACCGAAGCGTTCTTAAAGAAATGGTTCTCACACAAACGTCCATCAGTAACTGCTTTTGCTTTGCATCCGTAAGCATTACACCTTCCTGCCTTCTTAGATGCTGCGGTATACACTTTGTACCT